CGGCGAGGATGCCGAGCGAATCAACATGGTGGACAGCATCGTGATGGACATACAGGAGGTCGTGGACCTCGTTAAGATGGCCGCATTTGACTCGGTTTGAAAAATATGTTCTTGAATATTAGTCGCGCCAACGCGCGGATCACCGAACTGGAAGCGGAGCTGGCAAACTCCGCTGAACTGGTTGCATCGGCCAAGGCGCTTGCCGAGCAGAATGAATCCTTGCTGGCCGAGGTTGCCAATTTGCGCGATGACTTTAATCAGGCGAAGGCTGAAAACGAGCAGCTTACCGCCGACGCCACATCCTCAAGCTCCCTGATTGAATCCCTTACCGAGCAGGTAACCACGCTTGAGGCAGATGCAAAGTCCTCAGCCGAACGCGCGGCCGAGATCGCCGCCAGCCAAGGCATCGAGGTTGACCAGTTGCCGTCCACCGAGGCGCAGCCGCTCGATCCCGCAGCCGTTGCAGCCCAGTTCCGCGACATGCCGACCGGGCCAGAGCGCACCGCATTTTTCCAACAGCACCGCAAGGCGCTGCTGGGCTAACCCCGCAAAGATAACGATAGACATAATACACAGACATGGCCAATACCATCGCAGGCGTTAACCTGGCAGCAATCGCCGAAGAGTCGCTGCCCGCGCTTCAATCGTGTTTCGCGCCCTTGCGCGGCATCGTCACGGATTTTTCCGCTGACATTGCCAGCAACGGAGCGAGCGTGACCACGCGCGTTCCCACCAAACCCACCGCGCAGGATCTCGCGAGCGGCTACACCCGCACGGATACCACGCTCGCCGCCAAAACGGTGACCCTTGATACCTTCTACGGTTTCGTGTGGGGCTTCTCTGACGTCGAGCGCAGCAAATCCTCGTTGATGCTCAACGACCTGTTCATCCAGCCGGCCCTGTCAGCCCTCGGCGACAAGGTTTTTGGTGACATTTGGGATCTGGTGCTCAATGCCAATTTTGCCACCAACTCAGTGATCACCGCCGCCAACTTTGACCGGGACGACCTGGTGGACCTCGGCGTCACACTCACGGACACCAAAAAGGCCCCGAAGGAAGGCCGCACGCTGTGGGCCGATCCACAGCATTATGGTGCGCTTGTCAAAACGCTCAACAGCGCCGAGTTCCCTGGCATCCTCAGTGAGAAGGCCGAGGCTCGCGTGCCGCGTGTTGCCAAGTTCGACTGCTACGAAACCGACCTGGCCGACGACAACTCCGAGAACCTCGCCGCGTTTGCGTTTCATCGCTCCTCGCTGCTGATGGCCGCCCGTGGTGTTGATAGTTCCGGTGCCGCCGAAGCCGGTGTCGAGGTCGAGAATATCGTGATCCCGGACCTTAACATGCCGGTTCAGTTCCGCCGCTGGTATGATCCCGACACCGGTTACCTCAAGTATTCCGTCGGCCTCCTCTACGGTGTCGCCGTCGGCAACGACATGGGTGTCCGCGTTCTCACCGCCTAACCACAGGGCGACCGATGAACGTTAAATATTACATCGCACTCGCAAAGGGCGCTGACGGCCGCGTCAGCGTCCTTGCGCAGGGCGCAAACGCCGAACCCGTCGTGAAAGCATACAAGGCATTCACCGGAGGAAAGGCATATTACGGCACGTTCATGGTCGAGCGCAGCAAGCGCGTGGACGCCGTGGAATCCGAGCCGGAATCGGACGCTACGCCGAAGCGCGGGCGTCCTCGCAAGCTCACCGACTAGCCTCCCTCCTGTTGGTGTTCCCCAGGGCGGTGCGGTTTGTGGTGATCCGCACCGCCCTTCATTTTTTTACGTGACTCCATCCCAATAATATCATGGCCAGCACAGCAGAGACCATATTTTCAGGCATCACCGCCACCAAAACGGACACGGCCAACTTTGAGATCGGGCGATACGATAAGGTTAGTGTGTCCATTGTCGGCACCGACACCGCAGTGGCAACAGTGGTGATCTACGGCATCGACGCGGGAGGAAACAACCGCGAGTTGCACAGTCAGGCGTTTACCGCCGACGATGACATGACGTTTGACCTGACACCCATCGGGCACACCACGATCACTGTGCATATCACCGCCTACACAACCGGCACCTTTGCCGCCTACCTCAACGCGCGATGAGCTTCAACAACCTCTCCAATTACACCGGGATGGCGGGCGGCGGGCTTGAATTAAGCAGCCAGATCAGCGGCCTCGGCAGTGAGACCGGCCAGGTCGCCGACGGAGACACCGTTCTTGAGGCGGTGGCTAAAATCAACGACCGGCTGCCGTTGAGCGGTGGGACAATCACAGGTCTTGTGAAATCGACTTGGGGCGTTGGTAAAGTGAGTTTTGAAAGTCAGTTTGCGAATTATGGCCTTGGCTTCAATGGAAACGGAGAAATTGTTTCTTATATTAACGGCGTTGCCAAAAGCGTAGTTGGAGCAAATTTGGAAACCTTGGGGGGTGTTTATATTGGCGGCCGATCCGGCACTTCTGCCGACGTTATTTTGTTTGATGGTGGCAGTGGTATCTTGGCTCGCCGCAATGGCGTCACCGCGCAAGAAGATCAGATTTACGGAACGTACACTGATGACAGCAACTACGAGCGTCTGGCCCTCCGCACCGCTGCCGGTGATTACACCATCGCCGCTGAGGCGGCCGGAACCGGGACTCAACGGAATCTTGTGTTGAGTGGCGCGAATCGTGCCGCGCATATCGCGGACGTTAGCAGCGGCACTGACGCCGCTTACGAAACGGCGATAAACGCCATTATTGCGGCCCTTGAATCACATGGCATCGCAGCAACATCATAAAATACATCCATGATCACGATCACCATCACCCCAACGGAGGAAGAGCTGGACGCCATCGAAGGCGCGGCGGCTGCCTACAACGCAACCCTCGACGAGGAGTCTGCTCCACTGGACGCAGGCGAGTATATCGAGCGCGTCGTCAACAACGCCGTGCAGTCCTGGACACGCACCGCATATGAAGCCGCCGTCAAGCGGCTCGGCGAAGGCGCGGCAAAGCTCCCGTATAAGGCGCGGAGAGCGTTGATCGACCAGGTGGAGCAACAGATCGGCAAGGCCGAATAATGGACATCACAAAAGAGGAGGCGGCGTTGCTGATTAACGCGCTCAACGAAACCGTGCGGAGCGGCCGGCTCGATGACAGTATCCGGCATGGTGGTATGGGTGCGATAAGACAGTTGTCTGATCTAAGTTTGAAGCTCGAACATTATGTTGGCGGAACTCCAGAGCCGGTCGATCTCGATGCTGTATCGGGCGCAGGGAAGCAATGACGTGACCATTGCCGGGACCGATTACCCGGCGGTGATTGCGACGCTGAGAACAGGCGAGCCTGTTGTGTTTGGCGGAGCCGAACAAACGCTCGACTGCACCTGCATGATCAAGCAGGCGGACTATGCCGGCCCGCCAACCGTTGGGATGGCCGTCACACTTAACTCCATCAGCTACCGCGTCATCGGCTTTCGTGAGCCGATCCACGGCGCGGCGTGGGAACTGGATCTGATCAAGGCGTGAGCCATGAAGGTCCATGTCACGGTCGATGCCCGCGCCTTTAATCGTCAGCTCACGGCCTACACCAAAGCCACTCGCATTGAGCGCAAGGCCGGGTTGATCAAGCAGGCGAGGCTCCTGTTGCGCGACCTGATCAAAGCAACCCCGCCATTCGACAATCGCCTTTCCAAAGGCACGTTCACGCAATCATTCAACGCCCAGCGAAAGGCTGGAAAGGATGCTGTGGCATCCGACATCCGATCCCTGTTCGCAACTGCGCTGCCGGATATTTCCAAGCTTCCGATCAAATCACAGAAACGGGCTCGGGGCTACGCGAAGCGAGGCGACTGGGACAAGTTGTTTACGCTCTTCCATCGCCTGTCTGGAGGCAAGGGGAGCGTTAATGCGCCCACCGTGCATGGCCACGCCACGCAATCGCTGCATCAATCCAGGCGCAACAGCAAGGGCCGGGTGGTTCGCGGGTCGCGAATCTATGTGGCAAACCGGCCCTCCATCAACAAGCTGATCAAGGCAAGGCAAAGCGATGTGGGTAAGTGGAAAAGCGGATGGATGAGGGCAGCGAAGGGGCTGAACATCCGTGGTATACCCAAGTGGATTTCGGGCAAGTCCGGTTCTGGTGATCTTGTTGATTTATCCTCCCGATTTTACAAGCCCTCCATCACGCTCATCAACAACGTGCGCGGATCCACGGGGCGAAACATTAACATTGCAAAGGCCGCTCTAGCAAACCGCGTGCGGTCGATGCGGATCGAGGTTGAGAAGCGTGAGGAGGCGGCGAGGCGCAAGGCGTTTCGTCGGTGATTTTGACATCGGCGGCATGCCTACTCCATGACACGCCTGCAATTACTGATAGTCGATCCCGTCCACGGGCTTAACACAACGCTAGCGCTCAACC